TCCAATCAGATTTTTCTAGTAGATCTGGGTCAACAGAATATTCTGGGATGATGGGAAATTCTGGAATATTATCAAGCAGAACATCTTTCAAAAAAAACAATAAAGCTATTGCATTAGACACAGCTACACCTAAACCAAAAGTTTTTGGAACATCTATATTTTAAAATATAGATGAGAAATACTTTTAAGTTATCATTGGTGAACTCTGGGCCACTAATGTGGCAACCATGAGAAGAGCTGTCCCTAACAGGTTTCCCTGACGACACTCCTTTTTTGGTGTTGATACTATGAAATGAGGGACAGGGTCTTCCTGTCTATTGTCTTCCCTGTTAAAACCAGGTGGTCTCAAAGGGAACATCCTATAACACTTCATTATATTTTTAGCAGCATTTAGATCGCGATCAATGAACTTACAGAATTTTGATGTTTTAGACATTAGTAAACCCCTGATCGTTTTCACATACGCCTTACCATCTTTGGTAAGCGAGTGCTCTTTTATTTTTGTTAAAATGGCTCCAGTATCACAGTGCAGCTGTGTGGTCCTGAATTCATCTACTTTTATCACTTTATACCATTTCTTACATTCCTTTTCAAGTGTAGTAGTTGGCGCAGCTAACTCGTGTTTAGCAGTAGAAGCAAAACCTGCATCGCCAAAAGCGATAACGAGTTGTCTGCCTGAATTGTCATCTAAAGACTTGAAGAAATTATCATAAGACCTTTTTTTATTCGAATAAAGATTAAAGCGTTGTCTTGAGTATTTTTTCTTGGAATATTCATCCCAGAAAGTATTATAGTACTTGTTTATGACACCTGTGTAGCAAAGGAAATCCTTTAGATAAAGAGACCTTGAATTTGTGGTAGAAAGTTCTGCTAATTCATTCTTTAAATACTTTTCATTCCATTTATTACATTTCTTCGTAGCTCTGGAAGAACCAGATTCGTCATAAAATTTATTCCTAGAAAAGATATAAGTCTTTATTCCGCCACTCGCGAGTTCTTCTACGCCATAAAATAAGGTCTTTCTCCCAGGATCATTAGCTATTACCCTTACACATGGGTCATTCCTGTCTATCACCTTTTCTTCCGTGACAATTAGCTTTGGTCTTCTGTAATGGAAATTTATAGTAGTTCCATCGGTATTAATGATACCTGTGAATTTAAAGTTTTTATTATTTACTTGATTATTTGTCAAGAGCTTTTTAGCTTTGAAATAATCTTCATGAATTTCTTTTATGTTAGCTTTAAATTCAGAGAGGTTATATTTTATCAATTTGCATTCTTTTAGAACACCATAAAGAACGCTTGTATCAATATAAAGCGACGCAGACTTCATTTTACAAAGTGGTGCTACTCTGATAGCTTTTAATTCATTGTCAATGAAGAACTTAGAAATAAATGCATAATACACTATGACTTTTTCATAATTATTCTTTACCCATACAGGCGACACCTTTTCTTCTGAAATACCAAGAATTTCTTGTTGCCTTTGTACAAAAATACAGAGACAGTAATCCAAAGGTATTTTATTTTTTAATTTAGAATAGTCCCAGTTGTTAATTTTGTATCTTAAGAAGTTAGAATATTTAGGGTCGTAATTGTATTTCTTTAACCATACACCTATATACTTTTCTTGGTTTTTCTTAAAAGTAGTTTCAATGAAAGTCCTGTAATTTGTTATATATCCTTGTACCATTGATACTATAGAATTAGTGTCAGCACTGAACCTTGTAGGGGATTTGTAAGGCAATAAACCCCTATTCCTTTCTAAGAAATCATCTACTAAAGGTATCGCCTTTGTCGCTTTCGCACCGTCTGTAGCTATTTGACGTAAAAAAGTAGCACCAGTATCCTTTTCTGTTAAGAACAAAGGTATTTCTACAGAGGCATAACTTTTTGATCTTTCAATGCATTCCCTTACCATTATATTAACAGCTATACTTACGTTCTGAGCCATCTTAGATAAATGTTCTACCCTTCCAGAGATATTCTTTACGAGTGCTTCTTTGAAAGGACCTTCGATGTTTAAACCTTGATTTAAACTGCATTTTATCACAAACTCGTTTAACAATTTATTATCTTTTGCTCGCAAAGCTCTAGCTCCTAGCTTTTTAGGTATTTCTTCAGATACTGGATTATCAGGTGGTTCTTCGAGATCAGACTCGCTCATCTTATTATTATATATAAGTTTTATTTTTTTAACTACAATTTAACACATTAAAATCTGGATGCTCCAAAAGTTTTTTGGAATGAGTGTATCTTAGAAAAAATTTCTTGCCTATATTATAAAATATAGGTGTTCCAAAAACTTTTGGTATGAGTGTAATACTGCTTTTGGTGTTTTACGGTACAATAGCTGATTACATTCAAGACAATTTTAATAAGTATTTTTTTTTTATACTCAAAAAGTATAATGGATAGTAAAAAGATCAAAACAATTAAAAATACTGTTAAACCTTTTAAAGAAGGTTCTGTTAAACCTAATACAGATAAGATCTTAATAAGTCTTTTAAGAACATTAAATTTGGTTCCTGGTATATTATTTGCAATAGTAAATATTTTAAAAGCTAATAAATCAGCTATAGTACCTGCAATGATATTTATCAAAGCATTTATAGCTAGCGATCCTTTAAAGAATAAAAGCAAAGATATATTTGGACATGAAAAAAAAGAGATAGATAGTCTCGATAGTAAAGCAAAAAATTTCCTCACGAATTTTTCACAAATATTTCTTCAGACTTACAGTAAAACTTCTGATATAGATAAAATAATGATGGCGCTAGCGTTTATAGATATTATTGCAAATGAAATACCGAATATAATAAAAGAAGCTGATAAAGCTAAATATATAGATACTCCTAAAATTTTTGGTAAACTTATTCAAAATGCTAAAGAAGTAGAAAAAGAATATAATAAAGGCGAAAAATAATTTTGTTATAGTAGAGTATATGGTAAGAATTATAGCTAAAAAGACGGCCGTGTTACAAAAAAAAGTTAAGAAGGTGGAAAAGGCAAGAAGTGTAAAAAACAAAAAAATAATAGTTAAAAAATCTACTAGTAGTTCTGATTCAAAAAAAGTTAAGGCTTTTAAAAAGCCTGGGTTAATTATCAAAAAACCATCTACCATGTTTGCAAAAATTCTACCTGCATCTTTAGGAGCATTTGCTTTAGGAGCATTAGCTGGCACAGTTATCAAAAGAACACCAAAAGACGATAATGTTATACGAGAGATAGTGCCTGGACAATCATGTATAAAACAAGCAGATATAGAGTATCTTAAAAATGAAGCGTCTTCAATAGGGCGCGAAGATTCTAAAAAACTATATATAAAACAGATAGATGCATTGAGCGAAGCAAATAGTAAAAATACTGCTCTTATCAAAGAAAATCAAGATACTATCAAAGAATTAAAATTTGATAATGAAAGATTGACAAGAGACAAAGCTGCGTTAGTATCTGGTAATCTTGCTTGGCAGGATGAAAATATACGTTTGAAAGCTCAACTATCAGTTATGCAATCAGCTATGCGTGATCAGAATAAATTGTTTTAAGAATAATCAACTGTCGCAATTCGCGTATATCTATATTTTTTTTTATTGATGTATAACAAGAAAGAAAATGTTTTCATTTTCAAAAGCAAATCATAATGTGACATCTGGAGGGAAAGTCGATGATTCTAGTATCACGAATTCAAGTATAGATATGAATGGAGGAATTATCACTTCGCATATTATGCCAATTAATCCTCTGGATGTTGCTAATAAGCAATATGTGGATTTAAAAATAGATGAAATAGAAACAATTATAATAATAAATTTAACTGGTACAAATTTTCAAATAGTATCGAATGATCTCGAAGGTCACTTTGTTATTTCTATAAGGAATATGGTCAGCGGAGGTCCATCTGCGTCATTTAAACTTATTAAAAACTCTCCGAGCGTATACCCGGGTTACGTCAGAGATCTAAGTATACCTGGAATAAATACGCTCGAAAAACTGGATATGTCATGGGACCCTGGTACTGGATTAGCAGTCAGAAAAACAGGAGTACATTACGACGGGCAATATAAAGTGAAATTAATTAAAAATTAAAATATTAATTTTTTAATTTTTACAGTTAAAGAATTAAAATAATTAGAGAGTAAGATAAATGGCTCAAAATAATAGGACGCTTCTACTTAAAAAAAGTTTACTTGAATTCTACGATAAAAAAGATAATATGAATATTATAGTTAAGATAGTAAATAAAAATACAGAATACTCTTTGAGATTATTAGAATGGTTTTGTAGTAATTATTCCAAAAAGCACAACACTATTTATAATCTCTCCAAAACTAAAGAATTTAACGTGTATTTATCGTATAAGGCTCAACTTGATTCTTATCAAAAGAAACAATTCGATCCTTTCAAAAGAAATCATAAAGGATATGAAAAATTCGATGTATCTTATGATACAGATAAAACATTCAAAACTACGGTAGGACAATTAAATTTTTTTAAATGGTGTATAGAAAATAAAATTTTAGATTATATTAAGAAAAATATTACAAAAATTAAAGATGATATGAATAATTCTATAAATTATACAGGCATCGTTGTTAAGACTGCCCCTAAAAAAAATAGAAAGAAAAGACAGCCTCTTTCTACTTCTGCTATAAGAACCTGTGTTAAACGTTATACAACTGTGGTTATCAAATTTTAAATAATAAAAAATATTCTTTAAAATTTAAAAATTATCTATTTTAACATCAAAATTCATAAAGATTTTATCTTGATTTTGGACAAAAATATCAGGATTATTCCGTAAAAAATCAGCAACGTTTTTTTTTATTGATTTATAAATTTTTTCTGATAAATGTTCTTTTTTTGAGAAATTTATTTTTAATACTATAGATGACATGTAATCAAATATGACACTTGATTATATATCTTTTTTTAAAATTTATTTTTAATCCTAATTTTCGTTTATTATCAGTAGGAATTTACACTTTTCTTTTTCTTCTTGAAACAGGTGCTTCAGCCTCCTTAATTTCTATAGTTGCGATAGATTCTTCGATGTTATCAAGTTCATCTTCGTCGCCGAATAAATCGCATGTTTCTTCCTCGACTACTTCTTCCTCTACTTCTTCTTCGACTTCTTCAACAAGTTGATCTTCTGAATCTTCATTGTCAGAATCTTCCAGAAATTCGCATTTAGTAAGCTTGAGATCACTTTTGTATACTTTCAGTTGAGCAGGTCTCCAAGACATCCCGATTTTCCCCCCAATAACCCATATGCCTGCGCATTCGATAATAGGTACACATTCTGAACCTTTAGGAATAATATCAAAGTGATTATAAATATTGAAGGATACTCTTTTCTGATTATCATCATATACTTGTGAAATATAATCGTAAGTTTTTTGATCTTTTAATAATTTTGTTTTAAATCTAGGAGGATATTTATCATCGCGTTCTCCTTCTTCGTTTTCATTGAATTTAATATTGGATTTATAAAAGAGTTTAATTTCTTCTTTGCTATGTTTTTTCTTAAAAAAATCCTTAGAATTTACTACTCCGAAATCAATTACATGATCGTCAAGTTTTTCAAATTTTTCAATGATAACTTGTTGATTTTCTTTAAAGGAAAGTTCAAGAGTATCATTACTATTTTCGGTAGGATCACTGTTTTTTTTATCAGCTCTGGCTGTATCCCATCCTGATACACCGAAAGGAGCTTTCATTTTGCCTAATTGAATACGTAATGGGCCTGGTGCATTACCGTCTTTAAAATCATAATTTACGTAGACGACTTTGCCATTGTGTTTATTTGCTCTTGGAGTTGAAAATACTACGTTTTCTGGTTTAAAATCTTTTGCTTTGATAATTCTTGGAGTCATTTTATTTGCTGTGAATATTGTTCTTGTTATTAATTATATATTCTTTTATTTCTTTAACTTCAAAAACAATATATTTTTTTCTATAACAATAAGTATATAATGGCAAATGTCAGGACAAATAAACTGCGGGTAAAGCCCTATGCAGATCAACCCATTGTTGATCTGCATGGAAATGTATTAAGCGATATATATGGAGATGTTCATAGGGACATAAATGGGTATGTTATTATAGGATTAGATGGCGTAATTAGGGATGCTCTTGGTTATGTGGTAAAAGATGATTTAGATCAACCATTGATAGCGAAATGGGACTATGTTACATCAAGTAATACTGCAGAAAAATTAATTGAGCAAAAAATTAAAAAAGATGAGGTTCATTTTGACAGCAAAGGGAGAGTAGCGTGGGATCAGTATGGGCTGGTAAAAAGAAATAATCTTGGAAATGTAATAGTTGGTCCAGAAGGAATTATACGAGACTTTAAAGGTTTTGCATTATATAATAAAAAGGGAGAAGTTTTACAAAAAGGAAGAATGCATCGGTATAATAAGGTAAGTAAAATAGATCCATTCAATTTGCCCATTCCTAAAAGTAAATCTCTTTCTAAAAACAACTGGAGTAAATATATCAATAAAGAGCTGGAACAAAACGAACAGATAAAAAATTTAATATTTTTATGCGAAAAAGCTCCTCCAGGTAAAGTTCTTGATCCTTATCTTAAAATATATATTGATGCTGATTCAGAGGAAGGTAAAAAATACAAAACTTTTCATAAAAAGTGCCTTCTAGAAAAGAAAGTCTCAGAATTTACAGCTGAAGATAAAAAAATTATGGATCAACTTTTAAATATTAAAGTTCCTGAAGGATATTATCCAAGAGAAAATCTCGTTGTAAGAGATCTAATAAATCCAGATAATAAAATCATACCTAATATAGATAAAATCTTATTGAATATTGCTCCTGGGTTTTTCCTGAAAAATAATCCTGCTGCTAAAATTTTAGCAGCACTAATTTCTCTTGTAGTAAGTGATGTTATCCCTTATCCAAAAATAAAAAAATATATAAGTGACAACATGCTAAAAATTATAAATAAGGCTCGGCAAAAGACAAGTTTTTTATTTTCAAAAATAATGTTGACACTTTTTAAAGAGAAACCAAAATCTCTTGAAATTCTTAAAAATATTCCAATATCAACAGTTCTCCCTATAATATTAGGAACTTTTACTCTATACGCAGGAACACGTAAAAATATTCCATCTTCTTTATCGACAGCTATACAACTGTTTACTGCAAAAACAAATGTTAAAATTGTTCTAGACACAGATTCTCCTGTAGGACAAACTAGAGTTTATCTTCAAGATACAGGAGTCTTAAGCAAAGGGGAAACCACGATTAACCTGGAAAAATTAGGTCTTTTTGATGAAAATTCTGCCAAAGATAACTCGCGGGATGGAATAAAAATAAGAAAGAATACTTTATCCCAAAACCCTGTACTATTGTTTGTAGAACTTATTTCGTCTGTTCCTTATCTAAAAAATACTAAAAAAAATTTAGCTGGTGAAATCAGTATTATTAAAAATGAAGTTGAACTTAATAAGTTAAAAATGAGGAAAGATGCAGATATCAGGTTGACTATAGAAAACCTTAAAAAAATCAAAGAAAAATATATTATAGCTTTGGACAATATAGTTAAAATTGTAGAATTAAATATCCTGCAACAAACTCAACGTCTTACGATAGAGAAATTAATTGCGATGAAAGATAATGCGATGGGAGCCGAAGAAAAGAAGAAAATAGAAGGTCAAATTAAAGAATATAGGGATGGTCCGAAAGAAATACAGGAAAAAATGAAAAATGGTGAATTATCAGAAAAGATAATAGTAGAGTTTGCAGCAAAATCTGCCTTATCCAGACTAGCTATAAGAGATTTTGTAAAAATTGAAGTTATAAAACAGTCACTTATTTCGTCAAATTTATTAAAAGATGATGCAGAGCATGCTATAAAGGTAGTGTTGCACGCAGCTAATTCTATGGATTACTCTGATACTATTCGTTCTAATTTAAATATCATAGATGATATCACATTCAATTTAAATAATGCAAGAAAAGATCTGCATAATGCTAAATTAAAAAATATAAATTTAATTTTTCTCAGAATAAATGATACAGAATCTGTCTTAAATAGTGTAATTAGGAAAATTAGAATTTATGAAGTATCAGATCCTTTATCTTTTTATCTTGCAAAAGGAAGTCCTGTAAGCATGGACAAGGTCGCGAAAGAATTGAACGAAATAAAAAATTAAAAGAATAAAACAATATATATTTTTTATTTTCTTGATGCAGAATATAAGGAATACTTATAAAAAAAATGTCGATAATAAATAATGCTACTAATACCAAGACCAGTAAAAAAGCAGTGTATTATCTGGGTAATTGGGCAACATATGGGCGAAATTATCAGATAAAAAATATTCCTATCAATTATATTTCAGAAATAGTATATTCATTCTTCAATGTGTCAGAAAAAGGTCTTGTTTTTTCAAGCGATCCATACAGTGATTTTGAAAAAAGATTTACTGACCCTAAAACAAGTGTAATCCCGGCGGATTCTTGGACTGGACCTCAGGAACCATTTTATGGTAATCTAGGTCAACTTGCAAAGTTAAAAAGACAAGGTAAAAAATTTGATTTAACATTAAGTATTGGAGGATGGGGATTTTCAAAAAATTTTAGTAAAGCTGTAGCTCCAGAAAATAGGAAACTATTTGTTTCGAGTTTAATAGATATTTTTAACAAATATCCTATTTTTTCAGGAGTTTCTTTAGATTGGGAATACTTCACAAATGATGGAATTAATCATGGTAATTCTGGAAATAACTCATCACCTCAAGACCCGGATAATTTTATAGAACTTATTAAATTACTCAAAACAAGTTTAATTGCTTCAGGTAAAAGTAATTATAATATATCAGTCTGCTGTTCTGGAGACCCAATGATGATAAAGCCTTCCAAAATTGTAGATATATCAAAACTTGAAAGTATATCTTATATTCATATCATGACATATGATTATTCAGGGTTTGGAGCTGGAACAACTATGCACCATACCAATATTAAAAGTTGCACTTATTCTGCATTTTCTATACAAAATACCATAAATGCTTTCTTAAAAGCTGGAGTGTCTCCTGGAAAAATGATGATAGGGTCAGCAGCCTATTCTCGAGGATTTTCTGGAAGTTCTGGTCCAGGAACGATCGGAACGGGTATAAGTAGTGATATAAGCTGGGAAGCTGGCGTTGTAGACTACCGTGATTTACCTAAAAAGGGCGCAAAAGAATATTGGGATCCTGATTGCGAAGGAACATTCAGTTTCGATCCTGTAAAAAAAATTTATAATTCTTATGACAATGAATACAGTGCATATATGAAAAGTAAATATATATGGAATAATAGTTTGGCAGGAATAATAGTATGGGAAATAAGCGGAGATTTGCCTGTTAATAATGCTAGGAGTCTAGCTAAAGCTTATTATAAATATCTTATCAGTGGCGTGGATCCGCGATTAATTATTGCCCCGCCTTGTCCAGAAGTATGGAAGGCCAGTATATTTGCAAATTCGGAAATTGACAGTAAAGATTTCATCCAAAAACTTTTCCAATAGGTATTCCATTCCATTTTGAATTCCGTATTGTTCCTATGACTAATACATTTCCAGATTTTGTAGTGTAAATAGTGTCACTACCAGATGCTGTTTTCGAGATTATATCTTCCGTTAAAATAATGTTGTCTCCTTTTAATATGCTTACTTCAAAATAATTTATACCATTTAACGTAGTATTATATAAATTAATGAAGTGATCAGTCTTTAGTGCAAATGAAGCAAATAATTTTCTTGAAATTTCTTCATTTATTACAGGAACTACAGGAACTACAGGAACAAAATTCTGGTTAAAAAATAAAGTATCTATTAAGTTATTTGTTTTTTTATCAAAAATACTTAAAATATTTTTAGAATATTTAATGACGTATTCAGAAGTTTCCAGTTTACCTTTAGAACTAGTAAGAAAATATATTTCTATTATCTTTTTTTCGACACCATTGTAATTAATATTCATTTGCTCCTTATTTATAATAAGGTAATCTTCATTGTCTGTAAAATTCATATAGTATATGAATATAAAAAAACTTTAAATTTAATCTGTTTTAATGAAAAAATATATTTTCAAAAGTAAGTTTGGAAAAAATGAATTTTTTATTATTTTATAATAAATGGCTTCTGTTGTATTCTACAGTAATTATTGTCCCCATTCTAAAAAATTTATAGATATCTTAAAGAGATCTGGAGAATCTTCGAATGTGTCAAGTTTTATATGTGTTGATAAAAACGAAAAAGGACAAAGACCATTGGAGGTAAAGAAATATACTATTTTAGAAGTTCCATCAGTAATAAGTAACGCGAAAATACTCCCCGGTATTTCTGCATTTGAATGGTTAGCAAATAAAATAGAATCTAACAGGGTCCCTATAAAAGATAATAATTCAAGCAAAAATAATAATACTCTCTCTGGGATTCAATCTCATGGCCTATTAAATAATACAAGCTGTGTCGAATTAGGAGAAAACACATCAATTTTTGGCGAAGCTAAACTTAATCCATTTTCTGTAGGAGAAGCAGAGAAATCTGACACATTTATTATGCAATCTGATAATCTTTCTCCTTTAAATTCAAGAGAAAGTTCTGATGATTTTGATGTTAAAAAAAGGGATGCTTTAAAATCTAAACAGCTTGATAATAAATATAATCAACTTCTTTCACAGAGAGAAGCTGATATTCCTAAAAATAATACAAGGCAGTAAAATAAATTCGATTGAAACAATAAAAATAAATTATTTTCAAAGAATATACATGGCTTCTACAAGAATTGAAGATTTGCCTGATAATTCTGATGAAGGTGGTTTTATCCGTGAAAACGATTTCTCTGAAGAAATAGGAACTTTTATAAAAGAAATTGTACCAGAAAAAACACAGCTTATTTTTGATTTTAATTTAATAAAAGACACAATATTTGTTTTGATACTGATGTTATTTTCATCTAACAATGATGTACAAAAATGGATAAGCAGGTTTCCCGGATTGAAGCTACAGCGCAGCGATATTTATTTTAGTATTCTGATCAGTATTTTATTTACTATAATTTTTGCTTTAGTGAAGTTTTTTCTATTATAATTTTTGAAAAATATCGTGAAAAAACCCCTTAAATTTTTTTATTTCCCTATTGTAATGGAAAATTTAGAAAATTTGAAATGTCTTAGACAAGGAACTATGTCTCGAATGAAAGATTTATTGACAACTGATAATCTTTTGGAATTGAAAAAAACTAAAGAATTATATGATCTTGTTTCACAGAAAATAGGTTTAATTGAAAAAGAATTTAATGTTGTTCCAAGCGAAACTTTAAAATTTAATTGTGATGCCAAAGATTATTGCACTTTAGCATCATTTACGGAATTATCACCAGCCGAGTTTCTTAAACCAAAACAGATTATTAATTATTTTGTTAAAGAACAAAAAGATAGTCAAGAGATAGATCAAAATTTATTTAAAAAAGTAGATTTCGGCGAGGAAAATAAAAATATTACACAGAAACAAGTAGTCCCATCTATTCAAGTAAATACAGGAATATTTGATGATAATTTAAAAGAAGTGTTGTCCAGAGAATTC